CCACATATTTTGGGTTGCATTACACATATGGAACTCGGGACAATCAAGCCATGGCAGAGAAGGCTGATAGGAGCGACTACCACCGTCGCTACGAGCAGGAGAAGCGGGACGATGCCCGGGACATCGGGCCTCCGCCAGAGTGCGTCAATCGCGAGCGTAGAGCGCGTGGGAGGGATGATCTTGCCTCGTTCCTCAAGGGGTACTTTCCTCAGGCGTTTCCCCTGCCATGGTCGAAGGACCACTTACAGATCATCGAGGCGTTGCAGGTCGCAATTACTGAGGGCGGGTTGTTTGCGATGGCAATGCCTCGTGGTTCTGGCAAGACGACGATGTCTGTTCGGGCTGCTCTGTACGCGATGCTCTACGGGTATCGGCAATTCGTCTGCCTGGTCGGTGCCAGTGAGCCTGCCGCCAAGTCTTTGCTGCGAACTGTCCAGGACGAGCTCAGATTCAACGACCTCTTGGCCGAGGACTTCCCCGAGGCGTGTCATAGCCTGCGTGCTCTCGAGGGTGAACCGCGTCGGTGCAAGGGGCAGAGCATCAACGGGATCCGCACAGATACGCTGTGGACCGCCCAGCAGGTCAGATTCCCGAACATTCCGGCTGAATTCGAGTCACATTGCCGGGGTGCTGTGGTTTCGGTGGCCGGGATCACGGGGGCGATCCGTGGCCAGCAGATGACGCGGTACGACGGTGCGGTTCTTCGCCCGAATTTCGTCATTCTGGACGATCCGCAGACTCGGGAATCTGCCTACTCGGGTACACAATGTCGATTTCGCGAGCAGGTCGTCTCTGGAGATGTGCTTGGCATGGCCGGTCCAGGGGTGAAGGTGTCGGCGGTCATGCCCTGCACGGTAATTCGTGGTGGAGACCTCGCCGATAGCCTGCTGGACCGAAAAACGCACCCGGACTGGAATGGGGTAAAAACGAAACTGGTGTATTCGTTTCCAAAGAACGAGAAGCTGTGGGATGAGTACCGACTCATTCGTGCCGAGGGGATGGCTGCGGGCGACCGTGGCCGAAGTGCGACTGAGTTCTACGCTGCCAATCGCGAGGCCATGGACGAGGGGGCTGTGTGTGCTTGGGAGCAGCGACACAATCCCGACGAACTCAGTGCGATTCAGCACGCAATGAACCTGCGATTCAGGGATGAGAGCGCATTCTTCGCCGAGTATCAGAATGAGCCTGTGGATGAGCGGCCTGACGACAGCGATTTGCAGTCGTCCGACGAGATCTGTGCTCGGGTGAACAAGGTGAATCGAGGTGTCGTTCCTCTGTGGGCGACTCACCTGACCGGATTTATCGACGTGCAGCAGAGCATGCTGTTCTGGACTGTCTGTGCATGGTCGGACGACTTCACGGGCGCGGTCGTGGACTGCGGTAGTTGGCCTGATCAAGGGCGGAACTACTTCACGTTATCTGGTGCGACGAAGACGATTCAGTCGGTTCTTGGCGACAGGTCACTCGAATCGCAGTTGTACGATGCTCTGAATGTGCTGCTGGCCGATCTGCATGGACGGGAGTGGCCCCGCGACGGCACTGGCGGCATGCGAATCTCGAGAATGCTGGTCGATGCGGGCTATCAGACGAACGTCGTTCATCAGGTTGTGCGGGAGTCGCAGTGGGCGAACGTGCTGTATCCGTCGCATGGTCGCTATGTGGGTGCGACCAACAAGCCATTCTGGGAGTACGAGCGACGGGCCGGTGAGCGTGCTGGCCTGATGTGGCGAATTGGGACCCGGCAGGAGGGGCGGCAGCGGTATTGCGTGTTCGACTCGAACTGGTGGAAGACTTTCGTGCATCGGCGGCTGCAGGTGGACCTCGGCGCGCGGTCAAATCTGACGCTGTTCGGCAATCGTCCCCAGGTTCACCAGATGCTCTCGGACCATTTGCTGGCCGAGGAGTGCATTCGGGTTGAGGCGAAGGGCCGAACTGTGGATGAGTGGCGACTGAAGCAGGGCAGGCCGGATAACCACTGGCTCGACTGCTTGGTCGGATCGGCTGTTGCGGCGTCAATCGATGGTTGCACGTTGGGTGAAGTGCGACCTATCGGAAAATCGAATGGAGATCGCCCATCTCTCGGTCAACTAGCCAGAAAGAAGAAGCCGCAGTGAGTCGCAAGCATCGCGAACAGTATCGCAGTTCTCGACCGGAGAATCTCGAGGATGAAATCCCCAAGGAGGCGATTCCAGTCGTCCAAAACCAGCCCGAGGAGCGTCCCGCGCTGGCCGAAATGCAGGCTGCCAGCGATTCGGACGGCGACATGTCGGGCCTTCGTTGCCGCAAGTGTGGCTGTGGCAATTTTCGCGTGGATTACACTCGGGCCAAGCTCGATTCCATCATGCGGAAGAGGTTCTGTCGGTCCTGCGGTGCCCATCTGGTGACATATGAGCGGGCCGCTGGTTCCGGTTCCTGAGTTCTCCGTGTCGCGATTCCTGCGCGACATGGCATGCGGCAAGACCAACATCGACTTGGCGGACGGCACTGTCCTCGTCCTGCATTCGGTGCCGCCTGCGCTGCTGGCCACGTTTCAGGAAGCGTACATGATCTATTCGGCGGTCATTGAAGACGCCATGGAGAGCCGTGCCATGTGCGAGGCGTTGCAGGCGAGAATTGACGATGCGAAGTCTGGGAAGGTGCATCGGAACTGACGCAATTCCATTAGTGGAACGATTTCCGGTATTCCAGACGCTCAAGCAATCCTGCAATTGACCCAGTGGAGTAGGTGTGTGGTAATGGCGTCATGAGCGAACGCCTAGATGCTGTCGATGATGCCCTGAGCAATGCGGCCAGCGAGCCACTGAAGATGGCTGTGGATGGTCGTTCGGCTGAGCAGCGGACTGTCGATGAACTGCTCAAGCTTCGGGCGCATGAGGCTACCCAGGTCGCCCAGACGAACAAGGTGGCCGGGTTCGGGCTGCGGTTCCAGAAGATTCAGCCCCCGGGGTGTGGATGATCCTCGACGCGAAGGGCCAGCCGATTGTCTCTCGAGTGAAGGCTCGGGCCGATCTGGCAGCGGCAATGCAGAAGCCGAGGCGTGAGATTCGCGCCACGTTCGACGCTGCCCGTTCGTCGGTGGACATGGACAACTACTGGGTGAATGCGGATGCGCTCGACGCTGACTCCGCCCATTCGACTCAGGTTCGGCGGACGCTGGTCAAGCGGGCTCGATACGAGGCTGCCAACAACGGGTACACGGATGGCATGCTCCAGACGCATGCCGACTTTCTCGTTGGAACAGGCCCGACTCTGCGGATGCAGTCCCAGAGCCCTGCGTTCAATTCCCTCGTGGAAGACAAGTGGCGTTCGTGGTCTCGGGCAGTGCAGTTGCGGCGGAAGCTGTGGTGCATGGCCCATGCTAGGGTGCAGGATGGCGAGTCGTTCGGGATCATTCGGAACAACTCTCGCATTAAGGATCAGGTCGATCTCGACGTGATGCTGATCGAGACCGAGATGTGCCACAGTCCGACGATTCCCCCTTACCGTGAGGGCTACATCGATGGCATCCGGTTCGATGAGTTCGGGAACCCAATCTACTACGACATTCTGCCTTACCATCCAGGCGGAAGCTTTTCGTGGATGGCACTCGAACCGATTCGGATTGCCGCAAAATACATCGTCCACTGGTTCACTCTCCGTCGTCCGGGCCAGCATCGAGGCGTGCCGGAATTCCGCTCGACGCTGAACACTGGCGGTGCGGCTCGACGGTGGCGCGAGGCTACGTTGGCGGCTGCTGAAGTGGCTGCTGACTACGCTGCCATCATCACGACGAACATGACGCCGGATGGTGCGGATCCCGTCCAGCCGCTGACCTCAGTGCCGATTGACAAGCGGTTGATGACCGCGCTCCCGATGGGGTGGGATGTCAAGCAGATGAAGGCTGAGCAGCCGACAGCATCGTACGAGGCTTTTCACCGCAACCTGGTGCAGGAGCAGGCACGACCGCTTGCCATTCCTGCGAACATCGCGATGTGCGACTCCTCGGGCTACAACTTCGCCTCGGGCAAGCTCGACCACGGCACCTACTTCCTGAAGTTGGACCGTGAGCGAGAGGATTGCCAAGACACAGTTCTGGACCCCCTGTTCGAGCGATTCTTCGAGCGTGCCAGGCTGGTCTATGGCTTCCGTGGCGATGGCAGCGTGCCGTCGCATACATGGGACTGGCCCCAGTATCCAGTGGCTGACGTTGTCTCCCAGGCGCAGGCTCGAAAGATCAACCTCTCGACCGGCATCGCCTCTCCGTCGTCTGTGTGTGCTGAGGATGGCGTGGACTGGACCGATCACATCACGCAACTGGCTAACGACTATGGCGTGACTGTCGAAGAGATGAAGGCTGTTGTGATGCGGCAGAACTTCATGCAGTCGATGCAGGTCCAGATGCAGACGGAGATGGCGCAGCGGAATGCCGGGGTTCCGGCCCAGGAGGATGCGACCAATGGCGGTTGATCTTCGCCCCACGGGAGGCATGGCGGCGGCTGCTCGACGTGGCCTGCGACTGCACAAGGAGGGCCGCTCGGGTGATGGGCTCAAGCCAGAAACCGTTTCGCGTGCTGGAAAGATTTCCCGGCGCGAGGCACTGACCCCGGATCATGTTCGGGAGATGAATGCTTGGTTCGCACGCCACGAAAAGGCCAGCAAGAGCCCCGGCTGGAATGCAGCAGGCAAGGAGAAGCCGGGATTTGTCGCGTGGTTGCTGTGGGGCGGCGATCCTGCCAAGTCATG